ATCATCTAATAAATTAGGCATTAAAGAATCCCAATGTGCATTAGCTGGTTCAATGCCAAACTCATTAACTAACTTAGCCCAAGCTAGTACATGATCATAATCAAACTTAGCTTCAGTATAATGTTCTCTAAATAATTGCTGATAATCAACAACTGGCACATTGTAAGATGATAACTTTAACGCTAAATAATCTTGTGTGACCAACATTAAAGCTGTTTTAGGCTCAAGACCTTGATTAACTTTCTCATCAAATTCAGCTTCAATATCAAATATTTTAAATCTTTTATAGTTAAAAAATTTCGCTAAATGTTCATGCCAAATGCTGCCGTTAGTCATGTGTAAGGACCTCGTTTCTACTGGCTATCGCAACAGTGTAACATGAAGTCGTTTGTCAACGCTGCACCAACGCTCGCTGTACAAGTTTAGGCTAAGTCAAGAGCATTTTAATTACTGCCCCGATTGTTGTTCAGGTTAGCTCACTTGGAAGCCTCAAGCCGGCAGGCATTTCTTTCACTTTCGTTCAAAAAAACCTTGAAGAACCAGACCAAATCAGCCACTTTTGAACGCTAGTTCGTCAGGAGTATACAGTTGTCCCCTGAAATTGAGAAATAAGTTAAAAAATAAATAACTTACTTCTGTTAGGACAACCGCTTGTTTAGCCACTTCGTCACGAAGCACGCCTATCGCAAACTCATCTCGTTGATTAGCACCTTACTACCACAGCTCTGACATTCCTCTGTGTTGCCGTTTCCGACTGATTGTACTGCCTTACATGTCTCTGCATATCAAATGCTTAGAAAGCACCTGACAGCCTTTTAGCCACCCTGTCTGTTATCGGTTAATAACTTCTGTTTTTACCTTGCGATCACTCGTTTAGGCTTTACCATTCGGTTTGGACGTATCAAAGACTGCTTCACGCCCCACAACCCGCACCAGTGGAGATTACACTGCATTTGGGCACTGTTTTGAATCATCGGAGTTAGTGTTCTCCGCCTAGTTGCTAGGATATGTGGATAACGGCTGTGCATTTTGACCGTTGCTGTTGAATACTTGTATAAAAAAAGAGTTATACATTTGCGCCTTATTCAAAGTACGCTGTATAACCCTCTGGTAAGTTCCTGACTTTTACGTCCTGTTGGTTCTTACCTGTTGATTTTTACCTCTAATTTGATACAATAGTTATATCAGTTAGGAAGTAACACGTACCTCGAATAGTATGATATTCTTGGCACATCTTGATTTAGGAACGCCAATTCCTACTTCAAGACTTTCTAATATTTAATTGATGTGTTTATCATACCAATGTATGGTTGACATGTCAATACACAGGGAGATTGTCAATAAAGACAATTCAAACTAAAAATAATCTAGGTTCGTCTGTAGAAGATGAGCCTTTTTATTTTGTCCAAAAGTGGACAATTATACGTCTAATCATTTAAAAATGCTTGTAGAATGCGTTTGAGAGCAATAAAAAAACGCCCAACCGAAGTTGAGCGCCTGAATATTATTTAACTTCTGTTAATGTATCTGCTGATACCCATACATCACCATATCGGGTACTAAACGAAACAGCATTAGTAGCATCATCACTATCAATAACTTTTATTCTATCTGAATGCAAACGGAAGTAGTCACCAACTGCTAATGTTTGGTTGGCTGTTTTCTTTCCAGCCTTATCCACCTTATCAACTGATTCAACACCTAATCCGTTAAGTGTCCAGTCAATATCTTTGCCACCTGCTAGTGAGAAGTTGACAACTTGCCAGATGCCATTAACTTCTTTCATAGCGTCAACACGATAAGCTGGCTTAGCTTTAAAGAACTCGCCCGGGTTAAGTACTTGATCTACTTTGCTTTGATCTGGTTTGACAGCCACTTTTGAGTGAATGGTTATCTTACCGCCATTGTATACCTTTTGTGCCATGGTAATTAATTTGTTCATATCAATGCCACCTGGGCAAGCTGTGGCAACCACATGTTTATGTGGAATAACGTGTGTGCTATCTGGATAGAAACCATAGCGCTTGGCAATGTCGGCAATTAACTTAGCTGAACTAATATATGTTGCTTCTGAAATCGTCCACGTTGGCCCCCCAGTGGCATTCTTGTGTTCGATACCGATAGAACGTGCATTCATATCAGCGTTACCAGCATGCCATGCGGCAGTTTGCTCACCAACCGTCCCGATAATTTCATTGTCGGCAATTTCATAGTGGGCTGATGTTTGTGCTGCACCAGTAGCCAACCAAGTGTTAATCGCAACATCTTTGTTGGTTGTGGCATTGTGATGAATTAAAATTCTATCAATTGGCTTTCGTGTAAAATAACCCGCTGCCATTGCTCGCTTGTCATAGCTTGTAATCAAATCTGAATAGATGTCGCCATTAATGTTTTTAACCATTATTTGCTTCCTTTCAATTGCTTAACTGCCAGTTCAATAGCTGTATCAAGTTGCTTAGCATCAAACTTCAAACCTAATTTATTTGCATTTAAACGATCAGCTAGAAAATTTAAAGCCACTTGCTTCTTTTTATCTGACCCTTGTATGTGCATTTCTGCGTATTGAGTGGCTTGCAACGCCCACTGTTCTAGCAACAACAAGTTCTTATTCTTTGTGTGGGCAATAAAAAAACGACTAGCTGCGTATGCAACTGCCGTTAATATGCCTGTATTCCAGAGAAATAAAATAATTTCTCCAATTGTTTTTAGATTCATTTTTAATCACCCTTTTTATCGTGATATGCACGCCAATCTTCGAGTATACTGGTACGCCGATCTAAGTTATCAATGCGTTGGTCAACTGACCCAATTGTGTTTTTTAATTCTTTCATTGTCTCATTCAGCATGTCGAATGATTTAACGAACGTGAATTTAATAACCACCCAAACCGCACCACTAATCGATGTTAGTACAGTAAGCCACCCGATTAAGTCGTG